GGTTTATTCTTTTCAGGTCTATCAATAGACGGGTCAACCTGTAAACCTACTACCAAATAATCGCATTGTTCTTTCGCTTCAGAAAGCATTTGAACATGTCCAGCATGCAATAAATCAAATGTTGAACAAGTAAATCCTATTTTCATATTATGCCTTCCTGATCGGGTGTAATAGTAATATCTTTTACTCTGTGCGGTTGTTGTAATACCCAGTCAATTACACCTACGCAATAATCTAAACTCATTTTCTTAACGTCTACTTGTGCAACTCTTGGGCTATCGAACCAACCAAATCTTATACTAGTTGTATTAACGCCTTGATAGTAAAGTTGTTCGTTTGCTTTATCAAGCGCAGCTTTTTCTACTGCATAGATATGTGGTTTTGATTTATTTCCATCACCGCTGTTACTGCTTATATTAATAATTCTTTTACCTAATGCAGCAGCAGCATACAAAAGTTCAACTTGTGAGAAACTATCATGCTTACAATTTATAAAAACATCGCAGTTTTTTAAACTTTTACAATTACCGTATTTCTTTTGTAATGCTTTTCCTAATCCTCGGCGTGTTCCTGTAATAAAAAACTTCATTTAATCTCCAAACTCAAATAAACTTGCAAATGTTGTATTTTGCTTTGTGTCTTCTAATGGATAGTTTAGTACACCAATAAGGTTTGATATTTTATTATCAATAATAGTTTCAGCCATAGCGGCATCGTCGAAAGGCAGTTCAGTAAACCATTGCGGCAGTCTTAGCTGATCAGTTGGATAACTAACACTAGTGTAACCTAAAGGATTTGGCTTTAGCTTACAAACAATTGTTTTCATGCCATCAACAATGTCTTCTGAATACTTATCATTGTTAACTTTCTTCAAAGTATTCCAATTTAGTGCTGCTCTTACATGTCCAGGCATATTTGCCTTGCCTTGTTTTTCTTCCGCGGATCTAAATTTATTTAGATTATTAACACGCTTAGGAGTACCTTTTTCCCACGCAGGACGTGATTCAAAATCTTTTCTAAATTGAATAATCATGTCTAAAATTTCTTGTTGGGGTGCTTCTTCTAATACACGGGTGAGCACTTTCATTAAGAATTCTTGCATGTAAGGCGGTGTATCAGCACGACGCAGATCAAGTCCCATTGCTTTTACTTTACCAGTTTTACCGTCGATATCTTTTCGATTGCCTTCGTCGTCGATAACAAGAGCAGCATAGCGTTTTTTAGTGATGTACAGACCCGTTTGAGCTACAATTTCTCTACCTGCTGCAATTACATCACTGCGACTGTTGGGACAGTGGAAAGCACGTAGCATAAAGTCTGGAAAAGTGGTATTTGCTTGATCAGCAATTTGATTGTACAAAGTAATTACATTATCTTTAGTCCAAGGAATGTTACCTGCATCAACTTCTTTTTTTAGAACTGGGTATGCTGAGAAATATACAGAGTCAGTATCGCCGTAGATAACAGTTTCGCCAACATGGTTATACTCGCCAGTAGCAACTTTATTTACTTCTGCACTCATATGTTTAACAATTTGTCTACCAGTTAGTGTAGTTGATTGACCAATACGCTTATCAAAAAATCTACAGCCAGGATTCAAAATTGCACCATACAAAGAGTTTAGGTTAATCTTTTTAACAAGTTGTCGTTTATCCCAATATTCAATTTCGGCTTTATTACCAGCAGCAATTGCTTTCTTAAGCATGCCTTGCAGTTCTTTACGTTCGGCATACCATCGCTTTAGAATGCCAGGAATAACTGCTTCAAACTCGTGTGTAAAAATAGTACCGTTTGCACTTAGCATCCACGGCATGTTACTATCAAAAATAAGTTTGTGTACTTCTGCTGCACTGAGTACATCAGTACGGCCGTCTTCCCAGTCTACAGTGATCATTTTATCACGTCTCTTATCCATAACGTGTTCATACTCAAACGTGCCAAATAACCCTTCCCATGCAGCAGCAAAAGACTTTTTCTTAAGAGTTATTTGCTCTTGTATGTAAGCATCTGTTTCCTCAGGTCGCAGTTGTCCAACAATACTTTCAGGTGCCATATTAAGAGATCGAATCACACTCGGATACAGAGAGTTCAAATCCATAGAACCGACCCATTTGTGTAAGCCCTTTTTAGGATAAGCAACATAAGCACCAGCAGCTTGTGTTGATTCGTGTTCTTTTCTGTTTGGTACTTGCATCCCACGTCGATGTGCTTCGTTAACGATAGCTTGCTCTGTTACAGCTACAGCGCCCATAGTGGTTTGCAATAGTACAGTGTTAGCATGGGCAAGTTCGTTAGCTAGATCGATAAAGCGTAGTTTCTTATCAAGTTTATCTAGCAAGGCAACGTCTTGTCTGTTATACTCAATAAATTTTTCAAAGTCATTGTTGTATAGTTGATCAAGAGTTCCTTCATAAGGAGTTTTGTTTTCGCCTACTTCATATTCACCGATTGCATCTAGTTTAAAGGAATGACGTTCTTCGTAAGTGTACTTTCTATACAAGTTAAGATAATCCATATGCACACGGCCAACGGTATCATATGTTTCGCTAGTTTTGCCATACTTTTCGAATTCACGCTTCTTTGGCAATTGTTGCCATAAACAAAATCTACGAGTATCGTCTTTACTTAGTATGCGAGCAATACGGTTAACAGTGTAAGGGACATCGTAACCTTCTGAGTTCCAGCCACTGTGTACATCAGCATCTTCAATAAGATCCAAAAATGCTTCAAGCATATCACGCTCGCCTTGCTCTGTATGAGGAAACAGTATACATTGCTCGCTCCAACGCTTGTTGCACATAGCTTGTGCTTCTTCTAGCGGAAGTCCTTTAGGTGGCATTGCAACAGTAACTAGCATATCAAGCCATTGCAAATATACAGTGATAGCAGTAATAGGCATAAACGGATCATTTGTTGGAGCAAATCCACGATCCGGATCAAAGTCTGTTTCAATATCCCAAAACACAACATTTAGTTTAGGAGCATCTTGATTTATATAATTTTCACTTAAACATTGAAAAATAGGGTTAGTATCACTCTCAAAAAGTTTTAAGTGTTTGTTGATTGCAAGTTCTTTTTTAAACTCTTTTGTATTTTTACACACAATTCTCTTAAGGGGCTCGCCGTGTGTACTTTTATATTTTCCAGCAGCATCGGCATAGTAGAACGTATATTTTGATTGAATATCTTTAAAAACACGTTTACCTTCAATACGTTCTACTATTCGAATTATGTCTGCATCTCTATCAAAAAAAGCGTCAACGTAGGGCATATTTTACTTATCAACTCCTGCGGTTGCAACAATAGTTTCTAAGTCTTCAAACTCGTCAACATGCTTATCCCAATCACGCTTATATGCTACTTTAATTGCCTTGTTAATTAATGCAGGTTTAACATCCAATTCTTCTGCAATATGTTTTACTGTATCTTTTAAGCCGGACTGTAGTGCATCGACTTCTTGCATTACACCCACGCCTTCTGCAACAATTCTTTCTAGTTTGCTTTTTTCGTCAGGTCCATAGACTCTATCGCTCATATAGTTCTCCTAATAATATTAAATATACATAAAAATTGTTTGTTTGTCAACAATTATTTTACAAATGCACCTATTCTACCATGCAAATCGGGATACTCTATGTAAGCGTAACCCGGCGGCGGATTAGTACTTTGATTTTTCCAAACTGGAATAAATTCGTCAATAGCTTTGTCAAAATCTTCGTTTCTTCGTAAATGAACTTCAATTAGTTTATCGCCTATGAATTCACAGTTTATATATTCTTCATCTGCAAAAGGTTCTAATATAGAAGGTAAAGGAATTGTATCTTTTACACGTTTCCATAACTGCCAATGAGTAAGTGTATTTGCAGGCTTTATGCCTTCTACAGCTAACACTTGTTTTCCGTATTTGTAATCTATACTTAAATGTCTACCTTCAAACCATTCACACCAAAAAAATCCTATAGGTAAATGTACTGTGCCATCTTCTATCCATTTTTTAGATGCACCTAATCCTAATCCCAGTGCATTTACGCACGGGCGTATAATATAATAATCAGGTCTTGGAACATCTAGTCCAGTTGGACCACATGTATAACCTAATTTTCTAGATAATATAAGTTTATCAAAAATCCAAAGCTTATCGGGGTGTGTTCGCCGCCATACAAAATCTTCTTCTGT